AGATTTTACAATTAGGCACAATATACAAGTATTGGAAAAAATGAGAATAATTTATGAGGATCGACTTTATAAAATTCTATTCATCAACAAAAATATTATTACCAACTCGCAAATAATTACCTGTGACTATTTAGAAAAGGCAAATGGCTAATTATAACGACAAAACAATGCTTGAAATATTCGGTACAGATCAATTGTATCAATTATTTCAATCATTACAAGAAGACATTCAGGACGAAATTATTAATAAGTCGTTTCGTAAAGCCGCAAAATTATTAATCAGTGAATCAAAGAAAAATTTATCTGGAGTTGTAAAGACAATCCCGGGCCATAGATTCAGTTTGCCGGGTTCATTAGGTTCAACTTTATTCAAATTTGAGAAACGGATCATAATAGGCACAAAAAAGAAATACGGCGGCCATTTAGCGCACATATTCGATTCTGGCACAAATGTACGGCACTATATAACAAAGTCCGGGAAATCGCACAATACAGGCGAAATTAAGGCGTCTGGATTCTTTTCAAATGCCGTTACCGGAACTGAGCAGCAAATTAAAGACTTGATCGCTTCAGACATGCAAAAAAGATTAAGCCAAACGGTTAAACGAATGAATAAACTGGCAAAAACAGCAGCGAAATGAGTGTAATACTAGGCAAAGCAATTTATTATTTATTATCGACTAATTCAGCTATTACTGCAGCGGTAAATGATATCGACGGGAAACCTAAAATTTTTCCGATTGCAGCCGACGACGATGTTAAAAATCCGTTCGTAGTTTTCGAGCGCAAATCGGTTAAACCTGAATACTCACGTGACGGCAAAGTTTTGGACGTTTGCACGGTTGAGGTCAATGTGTGTGATGACAATTATACGTCCTGTATTGATATTGCTAATTCAGTCCGAACAGCATTAGAATTGAAACGCGGAACCTTTGCCGGCGTAAATATATTCAGTTCGCATTTAATTAATGCATCTGAAAATTACGGAGTTGATAACTTTTTACAAACCCTCACTTTTGAGATAAAAACGACTTAATTATAAACAATCTAAATAATAAAAAAATATGTCAACAACAGTGCTTAACGGAACCGATGTATGCTTATTCATTGGAACTGATACCAAAAAAGTAATTGCAATGTCCGATTCTTGCAAAATCAGTATGACATTAGCAATAATTAAGACAAGTAACAAAGATTCTGGAAGTTTCGAGACTTCGGTAGGTAGCCGTTTTTCGTGGTCTATTGATAACTCGCAGTTTGAAGCAGTCGGAACCGATGCAGATCGTTTGCTTTTTGACGACTTAATGGTTTTGTTTTTAGCTAAAACCCCTATCACTGTCACAATGGGAGCAGTTACAGGTGCATTTCCACAGGTATTAGGAACTGGAAAAAATCTATCAGGAACGGCAATTATCACAAAATTGGACAAGGACGCAAAGGACGCTTCAGGTGTAACTAATGCTATCACGTTGGAAGGAACCGGCGCGCTTACAAACGCCGTTGCAACTGGTGTAGTTCCATCCGCACCTGTTTGTCGTACTATTGCCGGTACAATCGTAGTTAGTTCACCACTTGGAGCCGGTCTAACTTACTCTATCGACGGCGTAACTTACACGAATACAACCGGAATATTTGTTGATGTCGTAGCTGGTGACTACTCAGTAACAGCCAAAAATGCAACAGGTACTTCAGCCGGTACAAGCGTAACAGTTGTATAACAGTCGTTTTTAATTTATCACAAAAAGCGGGTAATGGGTAAAATCTTACCCGCTTTTTTAATACAAACCAAATGAGACAAACAACAGTAAAACTAAACGACGGATCTGAATTAATTATAAAAAATTCAAATCGTACCTTATTAAAATTTGAAGAGTTACGAGGCAAATCAATCGGTGAAATGGACGGCAAAAGTACCGATTCAATTTACTGGCTTTATGCGACTTTATTAGGATGCAACCGGTTAACTTTTGATCTAAACTTTGAAGATTTTATCGACTTATTAGACGAAAACCCGCAAATCTGGACGGCTTTTAATAACTTCAACAAAGGCGAAACCGAACCCGAAAAACCTGAAGCAAAAAAAAAGGTAAAAGCCTAACTTATTCAGAAATGTACGGAATATGTGTCCGTATGGGTGTACCTCCTTTGTACTTTCTTGATGAAATGGAACCGTACGAATTGAAAGCAATTATTAACGAAAGTGATAATGTTTTTAAATCCCAATGTGAAGACGTGCGCAAAATTCAACACGCTATATATCAGTCACAAAATAGCAAAACGTTACAATTGACCGATGTACAAAAGTTTCCCTGGGATGAATCAGAAGTTACAAATGTACCCAAACGATCAAAGGACGAGCGGGAAAAATATGCACTTGAAATGCAAAACAAGTTAAATAATCAGTAATGGCTAAAGCAGAAGATTTTAATCTAAACACGGTCTTATCGTTACAAACTGAAGAATTTCAGAAAGGCGTTGCGGCTGCTAATTTACAGGCGAAGCAAATGCGTAAGAATTTTAAAACGCATAGCGATGGAATTGCTTCAGATTTTGGAGATTTGGCCAAAAGTGTAGCCGGTCCATTAACTGCTATGTTTTCTGTTGGTGCTATTGTTGCATTTGGGGAGGAAGCTGTAAAAAGTGCAAACGAAGTTATAAAGGCCAATAAAAATCTATTATTTTCTGTAGGTGGCAATCAAGAAGCGTATAATGCATTATATATGCAGGCCGAAAAACTTCGCGAAACTACCGGAATTAGTGATGAAGCTATTAAGCAAATCCAACAGCTTGGAGCGGGTGCGGGTTATTCAACTGATAGGATTGAAAAATTAACTACTGCATCAATTCAGTTAAGTAAAAAGACTGGTATGGACTTACAAATGGCCTATACTCAATTAAATGTTACGTTGTCCGGTTCTGTTGGTAGATTAAAACGTTTAGATCCTGAATTTGCATCATTAACCACAGAACAACTAAAACACGGCGCAGCTATCGATTTGGTTAATTCCAAATATGGTGGTTTTGCCGAAAATAGTGTAACTAATTTAGAAAAAAGCAAAGTAGCGTGGACTGAATTTCAAAAGGGTGTAGGGTTGTCTATGTCTCCATTAACCGAACAAATTGCAGGGCTAAAGACTCAATTTTTAGAATTAATTACACCACAAAATAAATTAAGTACCGGAATGAAGGAACAGGCATTAAACTCGTCTGTTTTAATCGATTCAATATTATCACTAAAGGAAGGTGACGCACAAAGAGGCACTGAAATTCAAAAGTTAATTGCAATGAACCCTGAATATCTTTCAGGGTTAGATGCACAAAAATTAACACAAACGGATTTATTAGGTATTCAAAAACAACTCAATAAAGAGTTTGAGAGTTCAATTCAATTACAAGTTAATGCCGAAAGAATTGCCGATGTAGAAAAAAAGAAACAAGCAAATCTAAAAGATTTGGCCGCTTATGATGCAGCAATTAGAAATAAATACATGCAACAAACTGGCACAAAATCGACAGCCGGTTTTAATGTGTCGCAACTTGCCAATTCAATGCCAAATCAGGCCGGGGATGTTGGTATATATAAATCAGGTAATGGCGAAGCACCTTCAATAATGCTAGCTAAATATAATACAATTTTAAAAGAATTAAATGGAAATTTAAGTGAAGAAAATGACATTAAAAAAGATACCGATATAATAGATAAGAAACAAAAAGACTATATAGAGGATCTTAAGAAAAAAGAAATTATACAGGAAAAAGCATTAAAAAATGCTAAAGGTAAATTTGAAATTGAAAAGGCAACAACGGCTTTAACACTAACAAGGAATTTAATAAACGCCAATGTTGATAAGCCAGATCCAATCTATAAAGCGCCTACTAATGGGAAAGAAGCAAAAAAAGCGCTTGAAGAAAGGTTAAAACAAACCGCTAAATTTATTGATGAAGAAAATAAAATAATATTTGAAGGTACCCAAGCTATTGAAACCGATTCTAAGCAAAAAGCCATAAATGAATTAGATAACAAACTCAAACTTCATTTAGATCTTCTTAGTGACTATAAGGCAAAAACAACTGAAGAACTTAAACTAGCAAAGCATTTTCATGATAAGATATTAGAATATGATGGACTTCAAAGAGCCGCTTTATTGCGTCCTGTTGTAAATACACCAATAGGGCAACTTGCTAAAATTGTTGGCGGTTCTAAGCTACCAATATCTAGTATTCCAACGGAAACTAATTTGCATTCACTTATAACGAATATAAAAGAATTTGCTAAGTCGAGAGAATTGATTGATATGATGGCAAATTCATTTGATAGTTTAGGTATGTCAATTGTTGGATCAATGGGACTGGCAGCAAGCGGAATTCAAGGCTTTGCAAAAGCCGGACTAGAAGCTCTTTCTAAAATTGCTTCACAATTTATAGCAACAATGCTATCTGAATCAATTGCGGCATCAATTACGGGTGCAGCAGAATCCGGTGCAGCAACCGGACCCGCTGCATTTTTTACCACACCGGCCTTTATTGCGGAAGCTGTTGGTGGTATTTTTGCGGCATTTGCAGCCATACCCAAATTTGCTGAAGGCGGTATTGTCCCCGGCACTCAGTACCACGGCGACAATATACACGCCTTTGTCAATTCAGGCGAAATGATACTTAATTCAGGCCAACAAAGCCGCTTATTTTCGATGCTGAACAGTGGGAGCAGTTCGGGCGGGTCAAACTCAGTCAGTAATGTTCGTTTTGAAATTGAAGGTACAAAACTAGTCGGTATTTTAAGGAATCAAGGCCGAAAAATATCTAAAATAGGCTAACATGAACTATCAAAAATTATACTATTTCAGCTTTAAGAACATCAAAGACGAGTTATTTATTGTTGAAATTTGGCAAGATACAACGGCGACTATTACCGCTACTGAAGTTGTGGGTGATGTCGATCCGTGTGTTTTGGAATACGCCGCACTTGATAGCAAATTAAATCCGGTACATGGAAGCGGCGTAACTTTGAATATGATAGCAACTGCCGATCATAATTTCATGGATTTATACACTGGCAAAATTCAGGAGTTTTTAGTTAAAGTTTACAAAGAAAGTTATTTGATTTGGTGCGGATACCTTGATCCTGAAATGTATAGTAGTCCGTTTTCGTTTAATGAAAACTATCCGGTTACTTTTACTTGTAGCGACGGTTTTGCATTATTGGACCGAATTAATTATATTACACCTAGCGATATTGAACTAGTAGAGTTACCAATTGGACACTTTGTTGAAAACGGTCTAAAACCATACACCGGGATTAGTTCACAATGGACGGTAATAACCAACATTTTAACAAAATTAAACCTACCTGTTAATTACATACTTGTCGGCATTTCAACCGTTTCTAATGACTTTACACCGGCATCAAGTGAAACGATTTTTCATAAAACATTAGTCATTAACGACAACTATGTAAATGAAACACTTGAACCGGAAACATGTAGAACTGTTTTAGAGGGCATTTTGAAACCATACGGAGCGTTTATTATTCAAAATAATGGCTCAATTTACATTACTGACTTAAACTTTTTGGCCAACAATAACAACCAAACATTTAAGCGATTTTATGGTGACGATTTTACGTTTGTGGATGGTTATTCAATTAATCTAAATATTGGTGACTTATCGACTATTGGCTTTATGTCCGATCAGTCCACAATGAACATAGTTAGTGCGGTCAATAAAATCGTGGTGAGCTATTCAAATTACAAGGGCGTGGAGGTGATTAATTCAGACATGACCGATTTTACCGTGCCTGGGGCGGTTGGAGCGGTTAAGGGTGCGACGAATTATCAATGGACTGAAACACCGAACGATGTTTGTGATAGTTGGACTAAATTTAACAATGGTCGTTTTGTCAATCTTAATGGCGTTACCCCGCAAACGGATAAAGATAGTTACCTTTCGATAAATCAATATTCAGCATTAAATGGACATTGTACGGACTCATTAAATCTGGCACATAAATCATTTGTATTCAAAAAAATACTACCTTATTTTGTGCCGAACAGTGGTTATAAATTAAAAATAGAAATTAGTGCATTTTTCAGAAAAGACGATAATTTAGGTGATAATCCAACGCCTAATAAACTAAAACAGGGTGTACTTCAATGTAATTTGCAAATTGGTGGTATGTCAGCATTTAGTTATAGGACCTCCGATGTATTTCAGGATAGAAGAGGTTTGGCTAGATATGTTGGTTGGAGTACCACTGGGAGCGATATAAGTACCTCAACTATTCACATTATAGGCGTAAAACCGGTATTGTATCTATTTTTCAATAATCTTGTTGGGTATAGTGGGGGTAATTATAATTATGGATATGTAGAAGATACATGGTTGAGTCTAAACGATAACACCTTAGACGCTTTAAATAATGTAGTTACACGTGATTTACTTTTTCCATTAGATGGGTTTTCGGGCGGTTTAATATCCTTAGAAATCTATGACTACATGGTCATACCGGGCCTAACAAGCGATGACAAAAACGCCCTAAAAGCATCAATAAAAGAGGTCAGGATCAAAGACGTCAAATTTACCGTAGTCGATAAAGACGGTAAAGATTTGAACATATCAGATACCGAATATTTCAGCGCACTTGACCCGAACTACCTAAACGATACAAAAATTGAGCTAATCCACGGCACAAACGTTAAAGGTTGCCCGATTGAAAAAGCATCACTATTATACGACGATGGAACGGCCTATCAATTTTGTACAAGTTGGACCCGTAACGGACAAACGAACATACTCGAAAAGTTACTGCAAAACACGGTCAAATCGAATTATTTGAATCCAACACTTGAATTAAGCTGCAATGTAAACAATTTATCGTCTTTAATTGGATGCGTTCAATATGCCAGTCAATTAGGTACAAATATATTTATGGTTAATTCCGCTACGATACATTTACGTGATAACATTACGGATTTGATAATTCAAACGGTCAGTAAGGATATTTTAAATATAGTATAATGGATCTATTTGTAAATGTTCGCGAAGTACCGATAACCAGACGTGATAAAAGGATAAATAACGGCGACGGCGGGTTT